CGCATGGCGGCGTAGAACTCGACGGCCGCCGCCGCGGCGAACGAGCCGAACTTGGCCACGAGCGCCGCGTAGGTGCGCGCCAGCGCCCGGTAGAGCTCCTCGCCGTAGAGGCCCGCGCACTCGTCTATCGCCTGCGCGACAGCCGCCTGCAGCAGGTCGGCGTTTATCCCGAGCGCGCGGGCGTAGCGGTCGAAGTCCCCGCGCGGTATCACTCCGCCTCACCGCCGGCTGGCGGCAGGGCCGCGGCCCTCGCGGCCTCGATGGCCATTGTGTCGGCCATGGCGTTGAGCGACGCGATGGCGCCGCCCTGCTGCTTTTCGCGCTCCAGGCGGTCGATGGTCGGCTGGGACAGGCCCACGCCCTCGTAGTAGACGCGGGTGCCCACCATGCTCTCGTCCGCGGCGCCGAGTTTCGTCCAGGCGTCGGCGCGCGCGGCGATGGTCGGCATCGAGGGGTCCTTGAAGCACGCCTGGACGGCGCACTGCTCGTCGGTGAGCCTGGTTATCGGGACGTCGTCCTTGACCGCCATCATCATCTGCGCGATCGTCTCGAGCGCCTCGGCGTTGTGCTCGTTGATCTGCTCCACCTCGAGGATGAGCGGGTCGTTCGCCGCGCCCAGGGCGTCCGAGGACGTGTAGGTGTTCGACAGCACGCCCAGCTGTGCCAGCGGCACGTTGGTCGCGCCGGAGAACCGCTGCGCGTCGTTCTCGAACACGCGCGTGAAGTTGTCGGCGGTCGGCGCGGCGAACTGCCCTACGGTCGGGACGTCGCCGTCCTCGTCCTTGGTGATGGCGAGGAACGACCCGACGTATGCGTTGAACTTGGCTATTGGCGACGGCACGCTGTCGCCGCCCTCGTCCTCGCCTTCGTCCCCGTCCCCGTCCTTCACGGAGAAGAGGTCGTCCTTGGCGCCGAGGATGTATCGCTGTGGGAACGTGAAGAACTCCGCGCCGACCTCCATGCGCAGCACGTCGCGCATGGCCTTGTCGACGATGCCCCGGACCTCGGGCGTGAGCATCGAGTGGCCGAGCGGGCGGTCGGGGTCGGGGTCGTAGGTGAGCACCTCCATGAGCGGCCGTCCCATGGGATTCGGCTCCGTCTCGCAGCCCCACTCGTATGGGCCGCCGCCCGAGCCGATGCGCACCAGCGTGAGGACCGCGTCCGGGAAGTGGCACACGTAGCGGGAGGCGTTGCCCGACCTGTCGACGTCGGCGAGGACGACGCCGCAGCGGATGCGGCGGGCGTCCTTGTCCCACAGGCAGCAGAACTGGTTCGCGCTGAACACGCGGACCATCGCCTCGGGCTGTCCGGGGCCGCCCCTCATGACGGTCATGGCCGACACGCCGTAGGTGAGGGCGCTCGCGCACGCCTGACGGTAGAGCGACCTCAGGCGGTTCTCGCGCACGAGGCGCTTGAGGTCCTGATCCTCCGCGCCGTCGAAGACGAAGCCGTCGAAGACGGAGCGCACGGAGTGCGCCTTGACGGCCTTGGCGCACCAGCCGGTGACGCAGTCGACCTTCTCGAGCATGGGCGGAATGGAGATGCCGAGGCTCCTCATCTCGTTCTTCATCTCGTAGTAGCGCTTGAGGACGGTGTTTCGCGCCGACACGTCGCCCCAGGTGTCGAACATGTCCTCCACGGCGGCTCGGTACGGCTTGGGGACGGCGTCGAGGTTCGGGGTCTCGACGGAGGTCCCACGCCCAATTCTCTGGATCACAGTGTCCTCTGCTTCCTGCGCGGGTTGCGCTTGGTGGTCCTCGCGCCCCACAGCGCGAGCGAGCAAGATTCGAGCGGCTCGGGCGGCACGGTCGCGTCCTCGGGGGAGCCGAAGCCCCATCCTCCCCTGGACCCGATCTTCCTGCGGACGCACTTCCTCGCCGACTCCTCGAGGGTCGGGTCGTAGGTGTGCGCGAGCGTGCCGTCGTTGAGCGCGTCCACGAAGCCGACCGCGGCGGCGACCACGTCGCGCGTCTGCGGCCTCACGACGTAGCCGCGCGGCGGCTTCATCTCCGCGAGGCGGTCGATGAGCGCGTCGGCGCCCGACATGCCGTCGATGACGACGACCGACGCGGTCGCGCGGCGGTCGTAGAGCCACTCGGCGAGCTCGCGGGCGCCGCCGGCGGTCGTTCCGACTCTGATGAGCTCGACGGCGGCCTTGCCCTTGAGCGTGCACTGGCCGAGCTTGCAACCCGACAGCGCGTAGGTCGACCCGTCCCTGGAGAACTTCACCCCGAAGGCCTTCTTGCCGCGGTACCGGTCGCCGATGGCGTCGATGAGCGCGCCGTCCCACGATGCCCGCGGGATGGCCCTCGTGAGCATGGCGGTAGGGCTGAACCAGCCCAGGCGCTCGTGGGCGAAGCCGGTGATCGACCCGCCGGCGAACTCCGTGCGGGTGAAGTCGAGCGACAGGATGATGCCCATGCTCGGGTTCGATTCGTAGATGAGGTCCACCACGTCGTCGAACGTGGCGTCCTGGCGCGGGCACTCGTCGGTCGCCCACGAGCACCACTCGGTGTTCGGGATGTCGCCGGCCAGGATGGCCGCGCGCGTGCGCGCGAACACGGTGCCGGGGCAGTCCTCGTTGGGCGGCGTGCCCGTGTAGATGATCTGGCGCTCGCCGGTCGCGGACGCGGCGAGCGTGTACATGATGGCGTCGTACTGGGAGTCTGTGAGCTCCTGCGCCTCGTCGAACACGACGAGCTGGATGTCATCGAAGCCTCGGGCGCTTCCGTTGGTGCGCGCCGAGAACTCGATGGAGCCGCCGTTGGTGAGGTAGATGGCCTCCTCGCCGTTCGTGCGGCGGATCCTCTCGACGAGGCACGAGAGCTCGGGGTGCTCCTTGTCCGTGAAGTAGCGGACGAGTCGGTTGAACGCCTTCTTTGCGGTCTTCACGCGGTGCGCGGTGTGGAGGATGTGCCAGCCGCAGACCGCCAGGCGGAACACCTCGTATATCTCGATGACGGCGTTCTTGCCGTTCTGGCGCGGCACGTCCAGGCCGCACGTGACGTAGGCTGGTCGGCCCTCGGCGTCGCACGCGCACCAGTCGGACAGCACGAGCGACTGCCACTCGATGGGCTCCATGCCCAGGTCCCCGCCCAGCTCGGCGGCGTCCTCGCCCTCGGAGTAGGCGGCCTCGCCCACGGCGACCCTATACCGCGGCTCTTGCCTTCCGCGCCTCGTGGCGCTCGGCGATCGAGAAGAGCTTGGTCTGGACGTTCCGGACATCTGGCGCCCCCTCGTGGCCGTCGGTTATGCCGAGCTGCTTGTTGAGTTGCCTGATCTCCGCCGACGCGGTCTTCAGGGTCGCTATCTGCGGGAAGGACTTCAGGTCCCCCATGTCGTTCTGGTAGGCGGTCTGCTCGCCGAAGCTGTCCAGCTCGTCCTGGGCGAGCTCGACGATCTTGTACCACTGGCACAGCAGCGCGAGCGTCGGAGCGTCGGCCTGGGTGAACGAGCGGCCTGCCGTGAGCTCGTCCCACTTGGCGCTCTTCACGGGGTCGCCGGCGACCGCGGCGGGCTTCTCGAGGGACATCCGCCACCTCCAATCGGCATAAAAAAGCCGCCCCTGGGGGACGGCTTTAAAAAATCCTGAATACCGGCAGCCTATCTGAACTGCGAGAGCATCTCGGCGTACGGGCTCAGCTCGGGCGGCTCATAGATGATGTCGCCGCCGTCTTCGGTGCGGTAGTTTCCCGGCGGGAGGTACCTGCCGTTGGGGAGCAGGCAGAGGTTCCCGCGCCACTTGACGCCGTTGGGCATCATCGCCGTGCCGAACTCGTCCTCGTCAAACTCGAAATCGTAGTCAACGTCGTATGCCATCTGGCATCAACCCCTATCACGCATAGGTGCCGGTCTTCTGGGTCACGAGAAGCCCGTTTTTCTTCGGTTGCTTCTCATAGCTGATCTCAATGCCTATTTTAGCAAACTCCGAGGTGTAGGCCTTGTTCATGGCTCTCCACATCGCGATTTCGCTCTGGTATTTCCTGCTCATGACCGAAGCGTCGGCTCGCTTTGCGGCAGACTTGACGGCCTTGCCGCTCACGCTTTTCGTCACGAGCGCGGAATAGGTCCCCTCGTTCGACGTCGCGACGATCCTTTTGACGCGTCCTCCGCTCCTGTTGTAGGCCGAGGCGATGTATTCCAGGTCGCCGCCGGAAAGCGGGCCTCCCCATTTGCGGCCGTCCGCGCCGCCATGAGGATGGTTATGGATAATCGTCGAGACGCCCTTTTCATGGGCGACGGCGGACAGCGGTGCGACTCTGGTCGACCCTTCATTACCAGTCGACCCCAGCGCATGGACATATCCCGCGTCATCGATATAGGCCGAGTGCTCGTACCTATTGTCCATCAGCTGCTCGCGAAAGCGGGCTATGGCAGACTCCACCGTCGTTCCCCCAGCAGTGCCCTTGTTCAGGGATGCGACCGCGTAGGCTGACAGTGTCGATCCGTCCTTGGCTGAACGCTTGCCGGAGTAAGAGTATGAGCCCCTACCTCCCACGGAAACCGCCTCCCTTGTACTCGACGACCTCGCAGCCGCCGAAATCGAATCCAATGTCGCCGCCGTAGAGCAGCACGCGCGTGGGCTCCAGGCGGCTCATTGCCTCCGCCATGCCCTCGCGCCAGACGGCCAGGGCGTTCTCGTCCCCCTTCACGCCGACGGTCGACACGGCGACGGTCGAGCGGCGCGGGACGCCGTCGAACGCGAAGCGGAAGCTCCGGCGCTGCGCCCACGACAGGGTCGGGACTACACGGAGGCCCTGCTCCTGCCACCAGTGGCCGAGCGCCTGGGAGCGGTAGCGGTTCCACCGCTGCATGGCATCGGGCATGTCGAGGTAGAGCGAGAAGTCGGGCGTGAGGACGCAGTCGAAGCCGCGCAGGCACTCGAGGTAGGCGGCGGGGCGTGCCCACACGCGCTCGAACTGGTAGTCGTCGATGAAGAAGTGGCAGCAGCGGCCGGCCTTGTCGGCCTCGGGGGTGCTCTTGGCGTAGTTGAACCCGATCATGTCCGCCGGCTTGGCCATGCACCGCTTCATGCGGGGCATGCCGTCGCGGCCGCAGTCGGATCGGCTGACGAGGCGCAGGTTGTACGCGTCGTCCGTCCTCAGGCGCTTGTGGCCGTAGTCGAGCCGCTTGCTCTTGAAGTCCAGCCCGAACCGCGACATGTCGAAGTCCTTGAGGCTGCGGACCTCCTCGCGAAGCATCGACTTGTTCCAGGTTGCCACCTCGCCGGTCTTGTTGTCGGCGATGCGGAAGGCCTTGATCTGCTCGTCGGTCAGGTCGTCGCAGTACTCGATCTTGGAGTCGGGAATCTCGTCCCACCCCAGGCTTCTGCACGCATCGACGCGGGTGTGCCCCCATACAATAACCGGGCGCTCGCGGCTCTCCAGGCCGATGGTCCCGCGCAGGCCGAACTCCTTGATTGAGTCGGCGACCACGGGGACGGCGGAGGCGTTGTGCCGCGCGTTTCGCTCATATGGGACGATATCGTGTATCTTCACGTACACACCCGCCTAGTTTTTCTCGGTTTAGCTGCGGTTTTTGCTTGACTTCCGTAAAAAAGCGTATTCGGGGGTATTGCGGCCCTGGCGCGGGATGGTGGCCTGCCACCATCCGTCAAAAGACCCCCGTGGGGTCGAGCGCCGGGGCGCATCCCCTACCATGAGGTCGTTTGCCGCGGCTGTTTCTCGGGCGCGGACGGGGGACCAATAAAGGGAATACGTTCGGACTTGAGCGCCTTGCACAGCTCGACGAAGGACTCAGGAGAGTTCCACGCGGCGAGATGCTCGCGGAGGGCGCGGCGTACGGCCGAGACCTCGGCGACGCTGCGGGCGCGGCGCCAGTTGTTGCAGCAGCGGTGCGCGGCGGCGACGTTGTCGCGGTCGAAGGGCGATCCGCCGCGGCTGACCGGGACGAGCTCATCGCACTCGAAGGCCCCGGGGTTGCCCGGCGGCACCCCGTAGTCTATGGGTAGCCCACATATCCAGCAGGGCCTGCCCTGCGAGCGGAGCCACCGCACGACATGGCGGCGGCGGGCGCCGTTGGCCTTGCGCGGGTTGCCCATCCCCTACCACTCCACCGGGGAGCGCCCTCGGTTGGACATGCACGCCTCGATGCCCCCGTAGCGCAACGCCTCCAGGCGCACGCCCCCGGCACCCCCCGGTCGGCGGCGGGGAGCCGCCGTGACCCCCAGGGCGCGGCGGAACGCCCACGCCATGACCGTGTCGTGGCGGCGGGCGGATCGCGCGATGTACTCTCGGCTGACCACGGGCATCATCCCCTATTGAATTAAACGCAATAGTAAGGCCGGAGTCCCTGAACTGCTGAAGGGAACCCCGGCCACTCATCTGTGCTTCCACGCACATCCGACCCGCACACCCGCGCGGGCGGCGCTGCGAATCGACACCATAGTTATATCCCAACCACAACGTGCAACGGTGTGCAATTGTGTGCAATCGCGTGCAACTGTAGGCAATCACGTGCAACGGTGTGCAATTGTGTGCAATCGCGTGCAACTGTAGGCAATCACGTGCAACGGTGTGCAATTGTGTGCAATCGCGTGCAGTCCGCAGGCAAAGAGAAACCCGCCGGCGCTGGGCCGACGGGCAACGATGGAGATATATGCGGTTCAGACTGCAGCGCGGCCAAGACCCGATCGGGCTGCCGCCAGACCGACCATATCCGTCCAGTCCAGGGCGGCGCACAGGTCGGAGTTCACCGACCTCACCGACACCCCGAGCGTCCCAGCGATCTCCTGCAGCGCGCGGTCCTCGCAGTAGCGCAGCTCCAGCACGTCGCCCCATCGCTTGCCCGGGTTGGCGGAGCGCACGCCCGCGCAGAGCTCGCGCCCGCGCTCAACCTCGCGCCGCAGCTCCGACAGCTCCGCGCCGCTGCGGCGCTCGTAGTCTATGCGGTCGTCCGTCGAGCGCATGAAGTCCGTGCCGTGCGCGCCCTTGCCCACGGCGTCGTAGCGCTGGGCGCGCACCTGCTCGCGCGCCTGCATCGACTCGATGACCGCCAGGCGGCGGTCGATGCCGCGCTGGGCGGCCCGTACAGTCTCCAGATATTCCCTTGCGTCCATGTGACCTCCCGCGTGGTACCATGCTCTACGCCATATAGAGGATGCCGGGAGGCGTCTTTGCCAAAGGCCGCCGGCGCTCCAACGCCAGCGGCCTTAATTATATATCTACCTGCGGAAACTCAATATCTCATCGCGACCTCGCGGCGCATGGCCATGATCTCATCGTGCGCCGGGCCCGTGGGCGCCAGGTAACGGTCGACCTTGTCGCTCTTCGGCCTGGCGCCCCTGCGCCTAGCCTCCTTCGCGCGGTCCTGCTCGTGCTTTCGCCGGCAGTCCTCCGAGCAGTACTTGGCCTTCGGCGCCTGCGGGATGAAGATCCTCCCGCAGACCGCGCAGTTCCTCTCCTGCACGTCCCACATCACGGTCATCTCATCGACCTCCTGCACCTGCAGGCGCGACGCGCCTCGATGCTCTTGCGCACGCGGCGGTTCTCGACGAGAATCCGCCGCAGCTTCTCAAACAACCTCATTGCCTAGCCCTCCTCGACCTCTTGAGCGCGCGGGCCCGGTCGCGCTCTAGCGCCCGCGCCCTCCGCTCCGTCTCCCCGATCTGCGACGCCGTCACCCGCGGCGCGTCCGCCCGACCGTGCGCGAGCGCCCGGCGCGCGGGACCCGTCACCAGATCGGGCACCGCGCGCCAGGCGGTCGCGCGGAACAGCTCGACCGCCGAGCTGATCACCGGCTGTTCCAGCTGTCCGCGAGCATGGCCACCGCCTGGCGGAACGGCGGCAGGTCCATGCTTCCCCACGCGATGCTGTTCGACATCCCGCAGGCGGGGCATTTCACGCTCATCACGTTGGGCTTGGTCAGGGAACGCTCGCGCACGTCCTCCATCTTGGGCTCGACCCCGCACCGGGGGCACGCCTTGAACTCGACATCGTTAAAGGTCATAACTCTCTCCTGTCTCGTTGAACACATCCCACGTCGTTCGCCACCTCAAGTACGAGTCCATCAGCATCGCCCAGAGCAGGCAGAGTGTCGAATCTTCCCTCAGGCTCTTCGCGGCTTGCATCCGAAGGTCGTACGTAAGCCGCAGGGCGCCGCCGTTGTCGGGGCAGTAGACCTGCACGCCAAACGGCAGGAGACGCTCATCGTACAGCTCGTGTGCGAGGTCCCGGGGACACACGAGCCAGTTCTCGTCGCCGAGGAATGTGAGGCCGTGGCCACTCTTGAAGTCCGCCATGCACGACTTGACCTCGACGAATACGAATTTCCCGTGCTCGAGCGCCGCATTCCGCCCTCCACTGCCCGGAGAGAACGCCACGAAGTCGACCCTATGGTCGGGATCGACCCAGACCTCCTGCGCGACGATGGCGAACTGCCTGCGGAGCTTCTTGGCCACCTTCTCGGACAGATCGGCGGTCACGTCCTTGCGGTTCATTTGTCCTCACACCCATTACTTTCCAGAAACCAGGGCACGAGCCTGCCGACCATGGCGACGGTCTCCAGCGTAGTCATCGTGGTTGCGATGCTGTGGCAGAAGCAGAGGACTTCCTCGTCATCGATCTCGTCCACATCCTTGTCCCCGATCGCATTCAGCATGTCTTGAGCGTCCTCGGCGATCTCGTTGAGCAGATATGCCTTCAAATCCTTATAGCTCTCGTTCACTTAAAGCTCCTCTCCGCAGAACGGGCAGTACCTGATGTCCTCGATGTAGGCGTCCGCCGTCACGTCGGCGCTGACACAGTCGCCGCACGAGCCGTTGACCGAGACGTCTAGCATCACGCTGGTATCCAGCTCGACCCTGACGATCGGCTCGCCGTCGTATCGGCGCATCAGCGTCATGGAGCCCACGGACCAGTTGCAGCCACCACGGTCGGGGGCAGAGTGGATGGAGGCGATGTGGGACCCGCCGCAGAAATAGCAGCTCATTCGCCATCACCCGCGAGCAGGGAGTGAATGCGGTTGCAGATGTTGTGGAGCGCCATCGACTGGCACAACGTGCCGCCGCACCTGTCGGCGCAGGCATCGCACATCCCGGAGACAACGTTGTAGGCGTGCGTCGGTTCTTCGCTGGAAGGGCAGGCCAAAGCAGCTTCGATATCGTTCATCAGGGCGCCGAACGTATCCGGGCGGATCAGGTGCATATCGTCCACCCTCGCGACCCCCTCATCGCAGCAGGCACGCCAAACGCCCGCGCCGAGCAGGTACTCATATCTCCGGACCGTGAGCTCCATGCCGCTGTCCGCAAAGAGCGTCGCGGTCGACAGGGAGACCTTGCGTCCCTCCTTGTCGACAGGGCCTAGCGGAATCACTTCCCAGTCTGGCGTCGTGGAGTTATCGACTATGAAATGTTCCCTCATCACTCGTCACCACCCTTCTCGGCCTTGACCCCCGCCAGCCCAAGCTGCCGGTGGTGGTAGAGCTCGTCGAACGTGTGGTACCCGTCCGATGTGGAGCCCGTGACGGGTTCGGGCTCTATGTGCCGGATGAGTCCATACACCTCATCGATGTCGACGTTCACGATGCCGCAGACATCACGGGACGGATGAAGCCCGAGCGCATGCAGGACATCCTCCCCGTCGGTGACGCTCTTGACGGTCGGACATGCGAAAGGGTCTTCCACGGTCTCGACTTCGAGGCCCCGTATGAGCCTCTTAACGTCCTTGAACCACTCGTTCCTATCACTCACTTCGTGCTCCATTCCTTCTCAATTACTTTCTCCTCCGCGACCATGATCAGCGCGCGGTTGAGGCATCGCCTCGCCTGGCGCAGCTCGTCGCAGATGTCGCTGCTCGTCGCGACATGTCGCACTCCTGTCGCAGCTTGTCGCAGCCGGTCGCGCTCCCTGAGCGACCTCTTCGCGTCCTCGAGGCGGCCGACGGCGAGGTCGATCCAGTCGGCAGGTCCGCACGCGTAGCTCATCGCGACTCACCCATCACGCCGAAGACCTCCGCGAGGATGTCGCCGGGCGCGGCCACGAACGGATCCGCGCTGATCGGGTCGTACATGACCTCCAGGTACTCGGGATAGCCGTCGGTTATGCCCACGGTCCGGACCTTCATCTCGGTCTCCTCGCCGCCGTCGACGGAATCGTCGGGCTCGTCCGCGGGCAGGCACTGGTAGCCCCAGATCACGCTCACCTCGTGATCGTCCAGGATGGTCTTGGTGCGCTCGATTCGCATCCGGTACCCGCCCACCCTCTCGGTGTCGTACGTGTCGTCGGCCCAGGGAATCTGGTGCCTGTCGAGGGCGTCGCGGTAGGCCCTCATCACCGCTGAGATCTCGGTCAAAACGTCTCTCGCTTTCTCTCCTCGGACAATATGGCATTAATTGCCGCCTCGGCCTCCTCGGCCGTGCCGCCTGTGCCGTCTAGCGGCGGGAACCCCAGCGCCTGCTGCCCGAGTTCCTTCGCGCCCGTTGGCTCACTTTTGACATACCCGGGCTCCGGTTCCTCGCCCTTCGGCTCATCGCCCTTCGGCTCCTCGCCGCCCGCGATGGCGGCGACCTTCTTGTACAGGTCGGCGCGCTGCGCCTCGCGTGCCTCACGGTCGTGGAGCTCCTGCCTCTTGGTCAGCAGGGCGGCCTCCCCGTGCGACATGACGTTGGCCATGTAGATCCGCGTCAGGTCGAGCGGGCGGCCGGCGGCGGGGTCGGCCTCCTTGTTCCTGAGCATCTCCCAGAGGGTGATCATGACGCCTCCGCTATCTCGCGCCGGAGCTCGGCTATGCGCTCGGCGTCCGTCTTCACGGGCCTCCACACGGCGGCGCGCTCGACCTCCTGGGAGGTCTGGCCGCCGCGCGCCTTGCGGTCCGCGTCGAAGCCGACCTGCTTGCGGCTCCAGTTGCGGGCGAGCGCCCAGACGTCGGTCACGGGCAGCCCGCTCGGCAGCGTCCAGCCCTGGGCGGCGTAGTGGTCGAGGAACTGGCGGGGGTCGCCGCGCAGGCAGTTGGCGGCGAAGTAGGCCTCCACGTCCTCCATCGAGGGCGGGTCGAAGTCGTCTGGCGCGTGGCGGGCCTCGCTATAACCCGCAAGGGTTATCTCCTTCTCCTTCTCTTTCTGTTGGCTACCCCCTTGTCTAGCCTGTCGGCTACCCCCTTGCGCATTGGCTTGGCTACCCCCTTGCGCATTGGCTTGGCTACCCCCTTGGCTACCCGTATTGGCCGCCCTCTTGAGACCCCCAAGGCTACCGTTGACCATGGCGTCGATGCGCCCCCTTGCGAAGGTGAACGCCGCCATGGTCGCCGGCTTCAGCTTGGGTTCGATTCCCTCGTAGCCGTAGCGCAGCATCGCCCAGGCGAGCGCCATGCCCTCCTTGTCGCCGAGTGCGCGGCAGCCCTCGTAGAAGTCCCTGTTGAAGTTGTAGTTATTCATCCGTGTCACCTCCGTAGATCGAATCGGTGAAGGCCGCGGCGGCCTCCCTGTCGCGGCCCGGCATGACCGAGCCGTACGCTTCGAGCGTCGTCTTGACGTTCGCATGCCCCAGGCGCTCCTGCACCAGGCGCATGTCCCACCCGTGCGTGAGCAGCCACGTGGCGTGCGTGTGCCGGAGCGTGTGGAACACAGCCTCCCCGGGCAGCTCGAGCTCGCGCGCGATCGCCTTGAAGCGGGCCGTCACGGTCGACGGCCTCGCGAGCCCTCCCGCGCAGCCGAAGGTGATCACGGGGGCGGCTGGGCCCTTGCGGACGAGCCACGAGTCCTGCCACGCCAGGTGGCGCTCCAGCTGCGCCTCGACCGCCGGCGAAATCGAGACGTTCCGCGCTCGCTTGCCCTTGGTGTAGGCCTGCCTGTGCAGGCTGGGCTTCTCGACGGCCTGCCCCGCCACGTGGATGTCATGCAGGGAGCGGCGCCAGTCGCGGCGCTGCAGGCCGCAGACCTCCCCGCACCGCAGGCCCGTGTGGAGCGCGAGGAAGACCGCCATTGCCTCGGTGCGCCTGGCGATGTTGGCGCCCGTGGCGTCGCGCGAGGACATGGCGGACACCATCGCGCGGGACAGCTCGTCCGCATCGAGCTCGGACAGGGCGAACGGCTCCGCGGGCTTCGCCCTGGGCGCCGGGACCTCGAGCATGATGTCGCGGCCGATGGCATGGCTCCACGTCCTGTACGCGCCCTTGAGCAGTGCGTGCATGACGAGCACGGTCTTGGGCGACAGGCCCTTGCCGCTCCTGGGCGCGAGCAGCATGCGGTAGGCGGCGGACACGTCCCAGGGCTGCAGCTGGTCGTAGGGGATGCGCCCGATGGTCGGCTCCACCATCGTCCTGATCACGCTGCGATAGGCGGCGACGGAGTTGTCGGCCAGGCCGTTCACCGGGTCCGAGACGTAGGTCTCGAGCATCGACGAGAGGCGCTTGGAGCTGTCCTGCGTCGAGGACGGGATATAGGTCGCGATCCACCTGTCGCACTCGGCCTGCGCCTGCTCGCGGGACAGGCCCCCGTCCCAGGACTTATACGGCCTGATCCGCCTGCCCGTGACGCGGTCGGTGCCCATGTAGGGGCGGGCGAACCAGCGCCCGTCCGCCCCGCGCTGCACGACCGCCCGGCGCTCGCTAGACCTCGGCATCGACACCGAGGTCCTCGGCAATGCGGGCGATCTCGTCGCGTGCATTGAAGTCGACGCCGAACTTCTCCTCGACGGACGCGGCACGGCCTTCGTCGAGCACGCAGGTGATGATGAGCACCCTCGCGGCATTGGAGTCGACCCCCAACCTTGCGGCGATCTTCAGGACCATCTCCACCGCCCCGTAGGCGAGATTCACGAGGTCCTGGACGTTGAACGAGCCGAGACACACGCCGTCGCCGTTCTTGCCCTCGCACGACGTTACGACCATGGCGGCCTTGGCCTCCAGTTCGCGGCGGCACCCCTGGTACTCGACCGTGACCTCGGTCATCTGACCCTCGCTACTCATCCTTCTCCTCCTTGAAACTCGCCTGCACCCTCTCCATGAGCCACACGTCCTCCTCGCCGGGCTCGAAGCCCGCGGAGCAGAAGACGTCATAGTGGTCGAGCCATGCCTCCGCGTCGTCGCCGCCCCAGCGGTTGTTGAGCTGGGCCATGTCCTTGGCCGCCGCCATGAGCCAGCAGCCGGCCTCGTACTCGCTGGGCCTGCACGCCTTGAGGTTGCGGGCGAACTCGTCGCGTACGGCACCGAAGCGCGCCTCGTTCTCGACGAGGCTGTCACCGCCCATCGCCGCGAGCAGCGCGGCCGGGTCCCCACGGTCAGCGCACACGCACGCCATGAGGTCCTTGGACATGGCAAAGGCACCGGACGCCACGAAGCCGATCAGGCTCCTGTACAGGTCGTTGAGCGCGGCTTCCTCACGCGCGGCCTCCTGCTCGGCGAGGATCTCCTCCTCGGTCTTCTCGTGCTCGGCGTCCGAGCCGTCTTGCGGCCCGTAAAGGTCCCAGTAGCTGCCCTTCCACACGGCAACGGTTCCGGCGGCAAACTCCTTCTTCTCGAGTTTCTCGGCAGCGAGGCCGCAGTTGGCCCAGTCCTTGTAGGTGAACCCTTCCGGCTTCTCCTTAACCACGGGGATGCCCGCGTCACCGAAGGCGTCGTAGTCCTCCGCCTTGGCCTCCTCGCGCTCGACGCGGCGGCGGATGCTGTCGGCCTTGCCCGCCCAGCCCTCGCCTGCCGCGAGGACCGCCTCGACGTCCCTCTCGTCCTCGAAGGCGCTCGCGGCCTCGAGCTGCTCCAGCGTCACCTG